TTGTTTCACCGCAGCCGGCCTATATCACCCTGACCATTCTGCAGGCAGATTCGCAAGATGGCTCTGCATCACCAGAACTGATCCAAATCGTAAATAAAGCCGTAACTGCTGAAGATAAACGCCCCATCGGTGACCGTGTCACAGTTCAATCTGCACAAATCATAAATTATTCAATCAATGCGAAACTTTACATCGGCAAAGACCCGGAAGCAGCAACATTACTTCAGCAAGCTGTAAGAAACGTAAATGACTACGCGACTAAGCAAAAACGACTAGGCAGATCCATTCGACTATCCGCAATTTATGCAGCTCTACATATAGACGGAGTCAGTCGAGTCGAATTAATCAGTCCAACTGCAGACGTTGTTCTAACTCCAGCTCAAGCGTCCTATTGCACCAACATTTCAGTCGTGATTGGCGGTATTGAATGAGTAAACTACTTCCCCCCAATAGCACCAAATTTGAACGCAATCTCACAGATGTTGCAGCTAAAAATACCAATCTTGCTGTTGAAATTAAAACCTTATCTTCAATAGACCAGGCACCAGATCAGTTTTTATCTTTTTTGGCATGGCAATATTCAGTGGATAGTTGGGACACTGAATGGCAACCCTCATTACAACGTCAACTGATTAAGAAATCTTTTCGTCAGCATCAAATCAAAGGCACACGAACTGCGGTACGTGAAGTACTCGCGCAGTTCGGTTATAGCTGCGTATTTCAAGAATGGTTCGAAACCAAACCAATTGGAACACCAGGAACATTCACGCTCACGCTTGAACTCAATGGGCTTGAGCTAACTGATGCAACATATGCAGAGGTCAATCGACTTGTGAAAGATGCTAAGCCTGCATCACGTCACCTGACCAACTTAATTATCAATGTTCAACCACTTTGTATTCCCCGTGTAGCCGTTGGCACACATAGCGGTGAAACAGTCACTATTTTCGTCGAGTAAATTATGGCAGCAACATATAAAGGTATTTTGACTAATAACGGCAAAGCACTGATTGCTAATGCCACAGTCAACAACAAAATAAACTATTCACACATTGCGGTGGGCGATGGAAATGGCTCAGTGCCGACCCCGCTAGAAACCCGCACCGCACTCGTCAATGAAAAAGCCAGAATTGCTTTAAATGTCGTCGAAATCAATCCAAATAATACCAATCAGATTGTTTGTGAAGCGATCATTCCATCGAACACCGGCGGTTTTTTTATCCGTGAATTAGGCCTGTTTGCTGGCAATACGATGATCGTCAATGCGAGTTACCCGCCGACATATAAACCGACTGCTGATGAAGGTGCTGCACGTGAAATAGCAATTAAGCTGATTATCAATATTCAAGATGCTGAAGTGATTGCACTTTATCTTGATGATTCATTGATATATGCGACACGAGAATGGGTCAACAAGAATTACATCCGACGCAATGAACTCATCGACAACTTAACCACTAATGATGCTACAAAACCACTAACTGCGAAACAAGGTAAAAAACTTCAGGATGAAAAATTTAATAAAACTGGCGGATCAATCAGCGGAAGCGTTCAGCTTACAGCAGACAATTCAGTTTTAACAGTAGGTAATAATTTTGATATTGGTTTCATAAAAAAAGAAGGAAATAAGGGCAAATTAGTTGTTGGTAAAGATAATGCATTTTCTGTTGTACGTAGCAATAACAGTGCAATTAGTAATAATGCAAGTGATGAATTTACAGAAATTTTATCTGTAGATCAAAACAATAATATGTCAGTAAAAAATGCATTAGACGTGTATTCAACAATTCATGCTGGTGGAGTGGTGAACTATACACCAACGGCTCAAGGCGCATATTTAAGCTGGAATAGGAACGGGGGGCAGGGTCGCACAGACTTTATAAATCACAAAGGAGGGGGTGCAGGCGGTTTCGATTTTTACAATGGAAATGAAAATGGTTATACGCTCATTGCAACGATTGATGCGCTCGGAAATTATTCAAGTAACGCAGCTAGTGCGACTAAGCTAAAAAATTCAAGAAAAATTTTCGGTCAAAATTTTGACGGAAGTGGAGATGTATCAGGGAGCATCACGACGAATACAGGTATGTTATCCGCTGATTCATATCACTATATAGATATCGGTAGGGAAACTGTAGATCGCATGAATTTCGCAGTTTACAATGCGGTTTTTAATTTTGTTGACTCTAAAACAGGAGATATTGTTGCTCGAATTACAAAAAACGGAATTGACTGCAATGCAAACAGCGCATCAAAACTGCAAACATCGAGAACAATTACATTGTCGGGTGATGCAAATGGAACAGTGGATTTTGATGGTGGTTCGAATGTAACAATTAATACTACTGTTAGAGAACTTAAAGATATAAGAGCATCAGAAGCAACATTAAGCTCATCGTGGAGAACTGATGTAGTTGGTGTTGCTACCAATGGGCCTTTTACGTCTGTATATCGATTAGGTATAGATTATGCCAATTATGGTGCGGCATTTGGGGCTAACTTCACATGGGGTAACGGTGATACTCATGCGTTTATTAACACAAATTATGGAGCTCCTCAAGCGTGGATAGGTGGTGGTAATAACAACAAAATCAATTGGGTGAAACAATTAGCATTTATTGATTCAAATGTAGGTTCTGCCACAAAACTAAAAAACTCACGCAGTTTGTGGGGAAACAATTTTGATGGAACTGCTGATACAAACGGTACGCTAAACTTTGGCTATTCTGACGGACGTAGAATTCTCATCAAAGCAGAAACCGCAACCGACGGTGGTTATATTGCAGTCGGCAATCAAGGTAAAGATCGGGGCTACATTGAAATTGGTACCACTGATGATGAAAATACAGAGATCTGGGCAGCTCAACGACGCGGTGAAAATGGGGATATTGTCCGTTTAGCAAGATTACTCGATGAGTCGGGCAATACATCATTCCCAGGCAACATCTCTGCATCTTCATTTCAATTAGAAACAGCACCAGGTGACATTAATAGAATTGCTTCAGGCAATGGCGATGGCGCATCATACGATACCCACAATATTACGATCAGATCGTGGTGGGGTATCGGTTTTCATGACTATCAAGACAAATGTCGAATTTTTATCGATACGCGTACCGGTAACTTAATAACCCAAGGGACACTCGAAGCTGGTTATATTAACACTGCAGGAAATGTTAATGCTGGAAATGCGGTCACAACAAAAAATGTTGTTGCATCAATTGATGTATTAGCTACACGTGATGTAAAAGCCGGCGGGTGGATGTATTCGGCAAAATATGTAGGTAAAGATGGTGGTGATGCTGAATTTGTCGGCAATGCAACATCTGCAACAAAACTTAAAGATAAGCGAAAAATCTGCGGTTTTGAGTTCGATGGAACACAAGATATTAATATCTTTCCCAACAATCGCTTATTGCCCATCGGCGACGATGTGTTTATCGGTGATGGTGATGTTTCAGGTTGTCTTGTTATACAAAGTGCCACATGGACTGCGCCCGGCATTCAGTTTAGAAACCCAGATGGCAGTGTAAATAGCTACATTCAAGGGGGAAATATTTCTGGAAATGCAGCCACAGCATCAAAACTGCAAAATTCTCGCAACATCAGCATATCCGGTGCAGTCTCAGGTGATGCATGGTTTGATGGCTCGGGTAATATCAATATCGACACGAGATCAAATACGCCGGTTTTGAGAGCGTTCATCAACTTTAACATGAACACTGGTGCAATCAGAAAATCGTCAGGCATAGCAAGTGTTACAAACTTGGGCAATGGTGTTTATAGAATTAATTTAAGCCAAGCTGCGCCAGATTCTAATTACGTCGTTGTCGGGATGGCGAGTTGGCGGGGCGCAGCTGGAGCGGCAGTGAACATTTGGGATGATGCAAATAATCTACCGAATCAAACCGCGTTTTGTATCAACTGTTCGTGGGGTGGTGACAACACACAGGGCACATATAACCCGACCTATGTCAATTTAGCAGTGATGTATTAAGGCTTTTAGTATGAAAATTATCTATTTACAAGACAACAATGTTGTTGCAATCGTATCGCTAGCAGATGAATCAAACATTTTAGAAGATGCGGCTCACTACGTGCCCGCTGGGAAGAAATTCAAGATTATTGACGATTCAGAATTGCCAGCAGATACAAAATACCGCGATGCTTGGACAGTAGATGAAAGTGACTTAACAGACGGGATTGGAGAAATGCAATGATCTATATCGATGAAGAAAAGAAGTATGAAATTGACAGTAAACAATTTGTTGCTCTCACCCGTCGTCAATTCAAACTTGTGCTACTTGAACATGAACTACTTGATACAATTGAGCAATCAATCAAAGCTATTGAAGACAAAACACTTCGTACACGCATTCAGATTGAGTATGAAGAGTCAGATAAATTTGAACGCTCAAATGACTCAGTTCAATACATGCTCAGTATTTTAAATTTAACTTCCGAGCAAGTCGATGAGATGTGGCGTTATGCGATGACGTTATGAGTTTGTATATAACTTATATACAAACTCATTAAAAAGACAATCATAATTAAATTTGTAAGCCTGTGATCTGAAAACTAACCAGATTACAGGCTATTTTTATGGCTCAAGATTATCATCACGGAGTCCGAGTTTTAGAACTCAACGATGGAACCCGTCCGATTCGTACAGTATCAAGCTCGGTTATCGGTATGGTCTGTACAGCATCAGATGCAGATGCAACAAAATTCCCACTCAACACACCTGTTTTATTAACCAACGTTCAGGCTGGACTTGATAAAGCTGGTACACAAGGCACATTGGCGCGTTCACTTCAAGCCATTGCCGATCAAACGAATCCCGCGACTGTCGTGGTTCGAGTAGAACAAAAAGCTAATGTTGCAGAGCAGACGTCCGCTATCATCGGCGGTTCAGTCAACGGTAAATACACAGGCATGAAAGCTTTGCTTGCAGCAGAAGCACAGCTCGGTGTCAAACCACGTATTTTGGGTATTCCTGGTTTAGATACATCGGCTGTATCTGTAGCACTCATTGCATTGGCTCAAAAGCTTCGCGGTTTTGCTTATATTTCAGCAAATGGTTGTCAAACCAAAGAAGAAGCACAAGCCTATCGTCAAACGTTCGGTGCACGTGAAGCGATGGTCATCTGGCCAGACTTTTTAGGCTTCGATACAGCTACTAAAACAACGTCAACATTTGATGCCACCGCACGTGCGCTGGGCTTGCGTGCAAAAATTGACAATGAAACCGGTTGGCAAAAAACACTGTCAAACGTAGCTGTAAATGGAGTCACAGGCATTTCGAAAGATGTGTATTGGCAACTGCAAGATCCAGACACGGACGCTGGCTATCTCAACCAAAATGACATTACCACGCTCATTCAGCGCGATGGGTTCCGTTTTTGGGGTTCACGTACTTGTACAGCAGATCCACTATTTGCATTTGAAAACTACACACGTACAGCTCAAATTCTTGCAGATACGATGGCTGAAGGTCATATGTGGGCAGCAGATTTACCACTAACAACAGGTTTGGCTCGAGACATTACGGAAGGCATTAACGCAAAAATGCGTGAAATGACACAAGGCAATTATTTACTCGGTGGTGAATGCTGGTTAGATCCAGTCATTAATACCAAAGAAGTCATCAAATCAGGCAAGTTTTATATCGACTATGACTATACACCTGTGCCACCACTTGAAAACTTAGTGTTACGTCAGCGTATTACAGACCGCTACTTGGTCGACTTTGCTTCACGTGTAACTGCAGGATAATAAGGACAAGATCATGGCTCTACCTAAAAAACTAAAACTGATGAACCTCTACAATGAGGGTAATTCATATTTGGGTCAAACTGGTGAAGTGACCTTGCCTAAGCTGGGTCGCAAGTTTGAAAACTGGCGTGGCGGTGGAATGAACGGTAACGTTAAAGTCGACATGGGTCTAAGTGATGACGCAATTGAAATGACGTGGAAACTTGGCGGTATTGACCCACTGATACTTAAACAATTTGGTGCACAAACGATTGGTGCTCTTGGTTTACGCTATGCAGGTTCTTATCAAAAAGACGACTCAAGCGAAGAAACTGCGGTCGAAATCGTCATTCGTGGTCGACATGAAGAGATTGATTTTGGTAATGCCAAAGCCGGCGATGATACCGAAACTACCATCAAAACCATTTGGTCATATTACAAACTGACCATCGATGGCGAAGTAGTCATTGAAATTGACATTCCTGGGTGCAAAGAAATCGTGAACGGTGTCGATCTACTTGAAAAGCATCGTCAAAACATTGGTTTATAAGTTTCCATCCCTCTGTTCATAACCTGTGAGCAGAGGTTTTTTTATAAATTTTTTGGAGTAATCTCATGTCAACTGAACAGCAAGCACAAAACCAAACATCACTAAATCCAGACGTCCAAACCATCGATCTTGATAATCCAATTTTGATGGGCGCTTTAGAGATCACATCTTTAGAAATCCGAAAACCGAATGTCACTGCATTACAGGGCGTTAAAATTGCAGATTTATTACAAGGTGATGTTAATGCGATTTGTACAGTACTTCCGCGTATCTGCTCTCCAACCCTAACAAAATCTCAAATCAGCCAATTAGAACCATCCGATCTGGCACAAGCTGGTGGAGTCATCATGCTTTTTTTGCAACCGAAATCCGTACGTGCGGAAGTATTACGCCAACAGTAGACGATGCGATCGCCAATATAGCGGTGGTATTTCACTGGCCACCGCAGGCCTATACAGATATGTCACTTAGTCAACTGATGCAATGGCATCAACAAGCCATTGATCGAAATGGAAATGATGCCGAATGAAACCCTTAAAACTTGAAGTCCTGTTTGGATCAAAAGACAGCTTGAGTCCCGTACTCAAGCTGATGATCGGCAACAGTAAAGCTGCTTCAAATGCGCTAAAACGAACCAGTGATGAAGTCAAAAAACTCAATGATCAGCAAAAACAGATCGATGGTTATGTAAAGCAAAAGAAAGCCACCGAGGAAAGCGCCAAAGCACTTAAAGACATGCAGGATCGCATTAAAACCTTGCGACAGCAGATGAATAGCAATCCAAGTGCAGAATTAACACGTGATTTTGAAAAAGCCAAAGCAGCAGCAAAACGGCTGAAAGATTCGCATCAGCAAAATACACAGCAGCTGCATCAACTTCGTACTGAGATGAATCAATCCGGGTTATCTACCAGTAACTTATCTCAGCATCAATCTGAATTACGTCGTCGTACAGATCAAGCAACATCAGAGCTTGAACGACAGCGCCGAACACTCCGCAATTTAAACAATGTGCAACAGCAACACCAACGCTACAGTCAGAATGCGCGCACAGCGGGCATGACCGGTATGCTAATGGCTGGTGCAGGCGTAGGCACACTTTACGCAATGCGCAAGCCGATCGATGAGTCAAAGCGCGTCGATACCGAAGAGAATCGTATTGCATCATTAGGTTTTGGGAAAAAAGCCACTGAAGAAGCAATTCAATATGCCAGAGCGATGAAAACTTTCGGTACCAGTACGCTTGATAATTTAACGTTGGTACGTGACGGTGTAACTGCGTTCGGCGACGTGCATCATGCACAATGGGTCGCACCAACGCTGGCTAAAATGAAATTTGCGAATGAGGCCATGTATGGTGATCACGGTGTCGAAAATGAAAAAAAATTCATGGACATGCTCAAAGTCATCGAAATGCGTAATGGCTTAAAAAGCAAAGAATCATTTACAGAACAAGCTAATATCATTCAGCAAGTCATCACGGCAACGGGTGGACGAGTACAAGCGGAAGAATGGCTCAACGTCATTAAAACCGGTGGTATTGCTGCAAAGGGCATGGATAACAAAGCCTTTTACTACAAAATGGAACCATTGGTGCAGGAAATGGGTGGTTTTCGTGTCGGTACCTCCATGATGTCTGCTTATCAAAACTTGTACCAGGGTAGAACCACGCAGCGAGCAGCTGCAAATCTCGATAAATTTGGTCTAATTGGCGATTATTCAAAGGTCAAACACAATAAAACTGGTGATTTGTCTTATCTCGATATCGGTGCAATTAAAAACGCTGCATTGTTCAAAAAAGATCAGTTTGCATGGATGGAGCAAGTACTGGTACCGGCACTAAATGCCAAAGGCATTACCAAAGAAAGTGACGTCATTGATGCGATCGGCAGTATTTTCAGTAACCGTACTGCATCAAACCTTTTTGCTCAAATGTATATGCAGCGTGATCAGATTCATAAAAATGCCAAGCTAAATGAAGGTGCCTTTAATATCGACCAGTTAGAGAAACAGGCACAAGGCACCACGGCTGGTAAAGAGTTGGATGCAAAAGCCAAACTGCACGATGCTTATTTACAGTTTGGCCAGACTATTTTGCCAATCTACACGCAAGCATTAATAATGGCATCCAACGCGATGCAAACTTTCACAGGCTGGATGCAGCAAAATCCCACATTGGCCAAAGCACTTGGCACTGGCTTACTGGTGATTGCTGCGGGCCTAGTAGCCATTGGTGGACTGCTCTTGGTCTTTTCACCACTTATTTTAAGCATGTTAAGCCTACGGCTCATGATGGCAACCATTGGGGTTCAGGGCAGTGCCTTAAGCTTCGTATTTAAGATGCTGACATCGCCATTTAAAGCTCTTGGCTCGGCTGTCATGTGGATTGGTCGCATGTTCTTATTAGTAGGGCGTATGATGATGGCCAATCCAATCATTCTAGCGATCACATTACTTGCGACTGCAGCATATCTTATTTACAAAAACTGGGAACCGATCAAAGGCTTTTTTATCGACTTATGGGCGAGTATAACGAATGGCGCACAAGCATTGTGGACATCCATTTCAGCTAAAGCATCTAGTGCGTGGAATGGTTTAACGGATGGCTTATCTCAAGTCTGGACTTTGATCAAGGATTCATTTAATTCTGGTGTGCAATGGGTAAAAGATTTTATCAACTCCATTGATGCTGTATTTGCCAACAATCCAATTTTAAATGTGTTATTGCCCTTTATTGGTATTCCACGAATTATCATCGCAAACTGGTCAACTATTACAGGTTTTTTTAGCCAGATCTGGTCAGGTATAGCCAATGCAGTCGGTTATGGTGTCGGCGTAGCCTCGTCATACATCGCGACAGGTTTTAATACAGTATCCAATTTTATAAACGTGGTTTGGACGTCTATTACAGGATTTTTAAGTTAT